GTAAATACTCCTTTGAAAAAATCAATCAAACCTGTCAATACATCCCAATAAAGCTTAATCTCTGCTGTAATCTCTCTAAAATTTTTTATACCTTCAGCCATGGCTACCTTGATAGCTTCTTTTATTTCAGGCATATGAAGTATAATATAATCAGCAAATTCTTGTAGTATAGGTAATAACTCATCACCTATTGGTATAAGTATAGCTGTTTCTATATTTCTACCTATACCAGTCATTGCTTCACTGAATGAATCATACTTTACATCATTTATTTTTGATAATGCATCTCTTGATTTATCAATTTCTTTTGTAGTATCTGTTAAAGCCTTCATACCTTTGCTTTGAACTTCTTCCCACATAGTACCAAATAGAGCAACACCTGCAGCATACTTCGCTTGAGGATCTTTCATATCATTTAGTTTATTAGTAACTAAAGTAAAAGCACCAGATGCTTTTTCTCCACCAGCTGCTATATCAGCAGTAGTTTTTTCTGCATCTAGACCTAATGATTTAAATGCTTTAGCAGTTTCATCACTACCATCTTTACCTCTAATACCAAACTCATGAACAGCGTCTCCTAATTGATCTAAAGAGAATATACCAGCAGCTGCACCGTTGTTTAATATATTGAACATATCTTCAGCAGTTATTCCTAGTGTGGCGAAATGTGGACCATATTCAGCGATAATGTCAGCAAGATCTCCATTCTTATTTAGACCTTCCTGGGCACCTTGAGCTAATAGATTCATTGCTTCTTCACTAGTTATACCAAAGTTTTTCATCATTATGTCAACGGCTTTTATTGATTCTTCAACTTCTATACCAAAAGTGTCTCTCATTGCAAATGCATTCTGAGTAACTTCTTTAAGCTCATCACCAAGTAGACCTGTTTGCTGGTAAATAAAGGTCATTGCCTTACCAATTTCTTCAAAGTTTTCTCCAAAGTTATTGTTATAAATCTCAAGCATTGTTTCCTTCATACCAGCCATTTCTTCATCAGCTATATTGGCTTCAGCTTGTACACCATTTAATGCTCTTTTTAATTCATCTGATACTTGTACACTCTTTACAATACCAGCAACTACTGCTGCTGCACCTATAGCCGCTAATGATAATGCAGCAGCACCTGCAGTAAGTGCTAAACCTTTCATATCATCAGCTATACTAGTTACATTCATACCACCTAAATTTGAACTAGCATCACCTGATGAATTTGATAGATCTGTCATTGATTGAGTTGTAGTATCTAATTGACCTTGCATTCTATTTAACGCAGTATTTGCATTAGTAACTCTTCCTCTTAGAACCTGTGCTTCTCTACTAAACTCACCATGACGACTAACTGCATCACGTAATGCTGTATTAAGAAGTTCAATTTTCTGTCTTTGTAAAGCCATTTGAGCTGTTAATGCTCTAGACTTTGCTTCTAGTCCTTCTAAACTTTGACCGAAACCACCAGTTCTTGTTGCTTGTTCTCTTAATGTTGCACCAAAATTATTAAGCTCTCTATTAACCGTTGCTAGTTGCGATGTAAATTCCGTACCAGTCAATCCTAATCGTACTCTTAGATTACCAACTTCTTCTGCCAATTCTATCAACTCCTTTAAATACCTAGTTGATCAATCCCTGGTTCATTTTCATCTGCTTTTTTAAGTTTATAAGCCATTAGCTCCCAATAAAACATTATATCCATATCATCAATTTCATTCAATGTCCAATCTTGTTCAAGCAGATTCAGGTAGGTATCTTTAATGAAGTCTAGAATAGTTAAATCCTTATTACCTATTCCTTCTTCTTTTGGGAATAGGCTTAAGACTCCCCCATCTTACCTGTTATAGCAGCTATTGTTTGACCGATCAATGGTAATAAATTTTTTGCTTCAATACCATCATACACATCATCTATTGTAAATTGGTTATTATAACATTCACAAAAGAATGATACAAAATCATCTAGATCTTTTGATTCAAATGATTTCTTTTGAAATTTTTCTGATATTTCAATGGCTGTTTTAAGGAATCTTGCTTTGATTTTACCCATAACAAAAGTTCTTTCTTCATTATCTATTTCAATAACTATTACTCCTCTACGAGCATTTGCTTTAATTATATCTTTGTTACTTTCCTTATTGTAATTTGTTTCGTTAATAACATTTTCGTTGATAGTATTATCATTAGTCATCATGATTTTATTCCTCCAATTTTAATTTATACGCATTATAAATTTATACACGTATAATTTATTGTTATTTATACGTGCATAACTTTTGTATGAGTAAAAATAAATTGAATTTAAAAGCAGGAATAGGAACTTTCCTATTCCCACCTATAAAAGTCTTGTCTACGCTACAGTAGTGAAACTTAAAATATCATTGGTATCTAAAGCAATACCGAATGATGATTTGATACCTGTTGTAAGAATTATATTATGCAATGTAGCACCTGTTAATTCTGCATGAGCAAAAGATATTTCCTCGTATGTTGCATCCCAAGTACCTGTTAAAGTAATTTCTGCACCATCATCTACATTACAGAATAAAGTACCAGCGTTAACAGTTGTTGGATCCATAGGTTTATCAAAAGAAACCACAATGGCAGCTGTCTTAGAAGCAGAATCTTCATCGTCAACAGGTACTATTGTATATGTAGGAGCTACTAGATCAAGAGTAGGACTATGTACTGCATCTAGGAATGTTTCATCAACAGTTCCTTCTTCTTCATCAGCAGTATATTTGAAATAGCCATCTAATCTTGTAACAAACATAGCTGTTATTTTAGGAGTTTGGAATTTAACCTTATCCTCAACAGTTTCAAAATCTTCTGCAGGCTCATCAAATTTTCCTTTTAATAGCCATACATACCTATATGTACCATTTGCTTTCTTAGCTCTAAATCCTAATGCGACATAAGGTGCTATATCATCATTAGAATGACCCATAATACCAGTAACAGCATCAAGAGTTCTACCTAGTAAAGCTGCTTGAACTGCTAATGTTAAATAAGTTATTTCAAGTTCTACTTTAGTATCTCCAACAATAGAAATTGTTTCTTGAGCTGTATTATCACCATATAATGTTTCAGATGATATTGTAGGTTTTAAACCAACCTTCATTGCAGGTGCAATACTTACTGGAGACGAATAAACACCTTCAGTAGTCATAATTGCATATACTAAATCCTCTACACCAATTCTTGTTGACATAATTTGTTCCTCCTTAAAAATTATAATTCTTCTGGATAATAAAACCTTAAAGGTTTATGAAATGTTTGTGTATCACTTTCATACAAATCCTGTCCATTTGATCTACTAAAACCAGCAGCTAACATTAACGTTGTAACAGTATCTACAAGAGCTAAATAGCTACCTTTAGACCAAATATCAATTTGCATATAATGACCAGTATGTGTTTCTACGTTATCAGCCCACATTTCTCCTTGATCAATAACTTCAAAGAAAGTTATATAAGGAAAAACTTTTCCAGCATAAGTTAAAAAAGATACAGGAACACCAGTAGGAGCTAACGTAGTAATAATTAAACTATTCATGTTCATGGTATCAATCTCCTTGCTAGGACTTCTCCCATTTTTTGGATAAGTTCGCCCTTCTTAGCAACTAGTGCTGGTCCAACAAAAGGTTTTGCTGTATTATGTACAGTACCAAATTCAACAAATTTACCTTTCCATTCAGTATTTTTACTAGGACCAACTTCAATATACTTATTATCACCAGTACCTTTTAATTTACTTACTTGGATGTCATCTTTAATATGTAATCCATTTAATGTACTTCTTACAATTCTAGATTCCATCTCAGTTTTTAATATAGGAGCTACTTCCTTTAAAGTTTGTTCAATAATTTCATCTGCATTTTGTAATTGATTTACCTGAGCTAAAAGCTGAGCTAAACCATCAAAATTCATAGAAGCAGTAGCCATTAAGCATCACTCCCTGACTTCAAATCTGATACCATTATTTCAATAATATCTAAACCCACTTTATACGTTCTTTCAACTCTATATGTTATAGAATTGAATTCAATTCTATCTTCTAAATTATAATCTGCAACATGAACTTGGAATGTATGTTCCAATTTTATTCCAGCTAATTTAGCACTGTAAAATTCAACACCTTTAATACTAAGTACATTACAATATACTGTTGTAGAAGTAGGTGTAACAGTTGGAAATCCATTAGCATCTACTCCTTTTACTACAGATATAAGATTGATAGTTTCATTCCAATACATGACTACCTCCTTACTCTGATAAATATTCTTGTGATAGTGATAAATGACCTTTTAAAAGATTATATGACTTTAATTGGTTGTCATGTTCTTTATTATCAAAACCAAAATGAGCTTTTGTATAAAGAACTATTGCTCTTGACATTAAAAAATCATCCTCATCTTCTATATGACCAAGTGCAATACCACATAGAAATAAATCAGATTTTGCTCCTTCCATTAGATAACTGATTTCAGTATCCATAGCGGAATTTGTTACTCTTAAATGTTCTTTCATAAGAGCTAATTGCATTATACCACCTTCTTAATATTTATGATAGTCTAAAGCAAGACTTATTTGATCTGTACCACCTGCTAAAGTTCCTATACCAAAAAATAATATGGAAGGAAATTAATCCTCCCATATTAATAAAATTATACTATTAAGTATGCATCAACGATTTTACTATTCAAAGCATTATGCATATCAAGTGTATTAGACTCAATAAGCGTTAATGATGTAGTAACGGTAGGAGCACCACTTGCAGCAGCATTATCAAAGAAAGAAGATAGCACTGTGTTATAAGGTAATAACCAAGGTAATCCTAATACTTCACCAAAACCGATTTCAGTTGTTGCAGCTAAACCATCATGTGCTGGAATAGATATTGAAGTTACAGTCTTAAATGCTTTACTACCTGTAACAGTAGTTGCACTATTAACTGTAAATATTGGTAATACTTCAGAAATTACTTCATCAGCATAATTTGTACCAGTAATAGTTACCTGTACTGCTTTGATATCTCCACCAGTTCCACCAGTAGTTGCAGTAATATTTCTTGGTACTGATAATGCAATAATATCTGTTGTAAGAACATCTACTGGAGACAATCCACCAGTAAAGTCAACAGCAGCTACTTCACCTGTAGCTTTAGCAGCAGTATCCCAGTTTCCGCCAGCAGCACAAGTAAATGCTGATACATCAACAGGAATAGTTCCTACAGTAGATAAAGTTTGAATAGCACTCTCAATTAGAGATGCTGTGTTCTTAGTAGCTGTTGTATTAGCCAAAGCTATATTAATCGTATAAGTAGCAGCTGTTTCAGTTACCGCTAAGGTATCATCATCTGCAGTTGTAAGTAAAATCTTTAAAACATTAGCACCAACACCTATTGCTACAGTGCTTGACACAGTTAAAATATCAGTTTCTGCTGAAGCAGCTTTTACTACACATTCTGCTGCAACATTTATCGCAGGATTTGTTTTAGCTAAATGAACACCATTTGTATCAGCTACAGTAGCTGATAAAGCGGCTACTTGAAAATGAGCTAGAAAAGCTCTATCCATAGCTACACCAGCTATATCTGTTGAAATTCTTTGACCTAATTTATGATTGTAAGGATATAAAGCCATTTTTGTTTCCTCCTCTTATTAATTAACCCTATGAGTTAATCTAATATTGACTTTCATTCTAAATAAAAAGGGTTGAATTAAAAATCCAACCCTTACATATTACTTTCTTAAGCTTCTTCAATAAGAATAAATGCATCTGTATCAAGAACTTTTCCGTCCAAGAGTGCATAGCCTCTAAATGTTACATAACCAGATTTGAATCCAACTGAAACATCTTTTTCAATTGATACTCCTTCTTGATAATTTATCTGGTAATAATTCAAATTACCTAGGATAAGATGACTATCCGCAATTTGATCAGCAATAACTACAGGAACACCAAGGATATTAAATTTAGCAGGTGATTGAACATCAGCAATAACTACTGGATTACCGTCTGCATCTACAATACCTAATACTTCAGTGTAAAATGTTTTTCTATTCATTGAAAATGATGCACCACTAGCATATTGTCCAGGTAATGTACCTAGAGCTGTTACTAGAGTAGTATAATCAATAGCACCAGTAAAATTAACTTCAGTTAATGCTTCAGTTAAAATTCCTTTAGGAGCAGTTGCACCATTACCAGAAATAACAGCTGCTTCAATAGCTCTTGACATTTTGATACCGATTTCAGTAGCAATATAAGCTTCAAATGAATCAATAGTCATTGTTAAAGCTGCTTTACTGATATCGATAATCTTGATAAGTTCATAACCATTAAAAGTTACTTTTACAGGAATTACAGTATCATCACTTGCTTCAGTATTATTTTCTACATGCCATGAAACATCGGCAGAAGCAGGTGCAGTTAAAACACTAAATGTACCTTTTACAAATGTTTTCTTAACTAGCGTATAAAGTATTGATTGAGTTTCTACTGCTCTGTAAATAAGCTGTGATAAAGATTCTGGAATAGCATATCCAGCACTACCTACAGTTGTATCCATTGCTCTTGTTTCCATTTCAGACAGTTGTTTATTCATTAATTTCTTGAAGAATGCACTTCTATATTCTTTTACTTCATCATACTCTTTTTTCCTGAATTCCATTTTAGGTTTTTCGATAGATCTATTCTCTGTTTTATGAACCAATTCAGCCAATTCCATTTTAGCTAACAAATCAGCTTCTCTTACTTCTAACTGATTTAATTCTTCTTGTACAGTAGCCATATCAATCTTTTGGTCCAATTCAAGGCTTGATCTAATCTCAATCCTTCTAGCTCTTAGTTCCTCTAATTTTTTCTTTAACATTTTTGGTGTCCTCCTAATAAATTTTTTTAATACAATGAACTCACGTTCCATGAGGACTTTATTATATATTCCATAATAAAGTAATTACTAATTAAGACTTCATATCAAAATAAGTCCTTAATAATAATTTTCTTCTTAACTCTTTATTTGTCTCTAAATTTTCCATATCAGATTGTGCTTGAAAATAGGACCTAGCTTCAACGATAGCATCATTATAAGCTGGCATGTCCACCAGACTTATTTCATAAATTCTATCAAACTTGGTAATGGTCCTTAAATGAGTTGCTCTATTATAAGAACTTCCGTCTCTTTTAACGGAGAACCCAAAACTACATGAATCAAGAGCTCCAGCTTCCACTAAAGTAAAAATATCTCTTGATTGATAAGTATTAAAAAATGTAGCATCAAACACTAATCCTTGTTTAGTTATTTCTAGTTTTAGGCTTCCGCCTCTTGTTCTTGCTAATGGTACTGAAGCATCTGAATGATTATATCTAAGCAATACATCATTTAATGGAGTAGTATTTAAAGAAGTATCTTCGATAGTTTCACTATAGTCAACACCATCTTGAGAATACAATACAGTAGGAGTATTAAACACAACACCTAATCCCACAACCCTCATAATATCTTTGTCTTTAGTTATGCTTCGTATTTCCAAATGGTTTGATCTATATGTCTTCATCTTTGGTCACTCCCTTTTTTTTACCCATTTGATATTCATTTGCTTTGGATGCATCAATAACATTTAAGGTCTGAATAAATTTATCTCCACCTTCAATAGGTGCTAGATTAAATATCTCTCTAATTTCATTTTTACTAAACAAACCAAGTGGCATTAGATCTCTCGCTAATGCAATCTTAGTTACAGTATTAGAAAATTG